GTTGATTCCGATACTGATGAGACTGTTCTTGAAGCCACTGACGACGAAGAGAACACAGAAGAGCTTGTAGAATTTCAAGCTTCCGGTGAGGCGTCAAGTGTGCCTGATCCAATTAACACTGGTTCGTCTCGTCGTAAGGCTGATAAGAACAATGCAATGCCAATGGAGAAGCTTGGCAAGACTGGCGTAATTGCTAAGGTTGTTGATGCATTTGCGTCCATGAGCACAGCACAAGCCTCCAAGGCTTATAAAGGCTTGATGGGTAATGCTGGTAATAAAAAATCTATCAAAGCTAAAGGTAATGCATCTTCTCCTGTCAAGCTTCACATGATGGCTAACGTCAAAGTGAAAGAAGATATGGAAGCGTTGTTTGCTGATAAAGAAAATCTTACTGAAGAGTTTTTTGAACAAGCTACAACAATTTTTGAAGCTGCATTGAATATCAAAGCAACAATAGTTGAAGAGGCTCTTAGAGAGCACTATGCAGCTGAACTTGCTGAAGCGAAAGCTCAATATGAACAAGATCTAGAGGCGAAGCTCGACGAGTATCTCGAGTATGTAGCAGATACCTGGATGGAAGAAAATGAAATTGCTATCGAGAGTGCGCTCAAGGTAGAGATGGCAGAGACTTTCATGGATGGTATCAGAACACTATTCACGGAATCGAATGTAACGATTCCCGAAGAAAAAGTTGACCAGTTTGACGATATGGAAAAGAAAGTTGAAGAACTTACTACCAGCCTCGATGAAGCTGTCAACGACACTATTGCCCTGACTGGGGTAATTAAAGACCAAAATGGTCAAATTCTTTTCAACGAGAAGAGTCAAGAACTTACTCTGAAGCAGAGAGATGAATTTATCGATTTGGTTGAAGGCCTTGATTTTGAGGATATGGACGACTACAATGGTAAGTTGGACACTATTCTTGATACCTACTTTAATAAGAAACCAGCCACGACAGATATTGTTGAATCAATTGCTGTTGACATTGAGTCGGAAGATAAGCCTAAGGGAATCTCTGATGGACCAATGGCTGCTTATGCTCAGGCTATTTCACGTACACTTCAGAACTAATAGATTGGAGAAATCTAAATGTTAAATGCAGATCTATTACAGAAGTGGCAGCCGATCATTGAGCACCCGGACCTCGATAAGATCCAGGATGCTCATAGACGGAATGTCACAGCTGTATTGCTAGAAAATACGGAGAATGCTCTTCGTGAGTCTGCGAGCTTTGCGCCGCAGAGCTTGCTAGAAGCGTCTCCCACCAACGCTATGGGTGCTTCTTCAAGTACTGCTGGTGATGGTAACGTAGACATCTACGACCCAGTTTTGATTAGCTTGGTACGTCGCGCCATGCCAAATCTTGTTGCGTATGACGTCATGGGCGTTCAGCCTATGACAGGTCCTACTGGCTTGATTTTTGCAATGCGCTCTCGCTACGCTTCTCAGACTGGAACTGAAACCTTTTACAACGAAGTCAATACTGGCTTTGCCATGGATAAAGATACGTCGACCAATACTAATGTTGGTGGTGCTGATCAAAACCTGGGCACATTCGTCGGTAATGGCTACCTGAACAGTTCTGCTTCTAACGTAGAACTGTACAACTATGCTGCTGGTATGACCACAACGCAAGCTGAGCGCTTGGGTGATGGCGCCGGTAACGCCTTCCCAGAGATGGCATTCAGCATTGAGAAGATTGCTGTGACTGCAAAGTCCAGAGCTCTCAAAGCTGAGTACACCATGGAATTGGCACAGGATCTTAAGGCCATTCATGGCTTGGATGCTGAGTCTGAGTTGGCTAACATTCTGTCGACTGAAATTCTCGCTGAAATTAACAGAGAGATGATTCGTACAGTTAATGTTATTGCTAAGGTTGGTGCTCAGGACGATACGACTACGGCTGGTAAGTTTGACCTTGACACCGACTCTAACGGTCGTTGGATGGTTGAGAAGTTTAAGGGCCTTATGTTCCAAATCGAAAGAGAGGCCAATAGTATTGCGAAGGGAACTCGTAGAGGGAAAGGCAACATGCTGATTTGTTCTTCGGATGTTGCTTCTGCTCTACAAATGGCCGGTGTGCTTGATTACACACCTGCTCTCAACTCTAACAACCTGCAGGTTGATGACACAGGTAATACTTTTGCTGGTGTTCTCAATGGCCGGATTCGAGTTTACGTCGATCCTTATACGACAGGCAACTATATGACTGTTGGTTATAAGGGCTCGAGTGCATTCGATGCTGGTGTGTTCTACTGCCCATACGTTCCACTACAGATGGTCCGTGCGGTTGGGGAAGATACCTTCCAGCCAAAGATCGGCTTCAAGACTCGTTACGGCGTTGTCGAGAATCCGTTTGCTAGAGGCACAGCTGCTCTTGCTGCTACTGGCGCTCTTGCTGCAGACTCGAATGAGTACTACAGGAAGATCCTGGTAGACAATATTATGTAAGTAAGAAGAAGCCCATTAAGGGA